CTGGCGAAATGATGGCCAAGTATGCCAGTAAACGTGCGGGGATCGGATTGGAAATCGGTCGACTACGCCCATTGGGCTCCCCAATTCGCGGTGGCGAAATTATGCACACTGGCATGCTGCCTTTTTTAAAGAAGTGGTTCGCAGATTTAAGGAGTTGCAGTCAAGGTGGTATACGTAATGCTAGTGCTACAGTTTTTTATCCTATTTGGCATCATCAGTTTGATGATCTTATCGTTCTTAAAAATAATCAAGGCACAGAAGAAACTAGAGTTAGACACATGGACTACGGAGTGGTACTGTCTGCTTTCTTCTGGCGCAGATTTAAAGATAAAGGATCCATTACTTTCTTTGATCCCAATGAAGTACCAGACCTTTATGAAGCTTTCTACAGAGACACGACACGGTTTGAAGATTTATACACCAAGTACGAGAAAGTACCTGGCCTGCGCAAGAAAACTATATCAGCAGAAGAAGTTTTTAAGAGTGGAATTTTAAAAGAGCGTACAGATACAGGACGTATCTATCTAGTGTTTGTTGACAATGTGATGAATCAAGGTCCATTCGATCCTGAATATCATACTATCTATCAAAGTAATCTATGCTGCGAGATTCTATTACCTACTAAACCATTTAAGAGATTAGACGATGACGAAGGACGTATTGCCTTATGTACCTTGGGAAGCATCAACTGGGGAGCGTTCCGTAACCCAGAAGATATGCGACGTGCTTGTCGCATTTTACAACGCAGTCTATGTAACATACTGGACTATCAAGATTTCTTATCAATTCAAAGTAAACTGAGTAATGATGAAATTCAACCTCTGGGTATTGGTGTTACTAATCTTGCTTATTGGCATGCTAAACGAAGTCTTAAGTACGGAGAAACCGATGCGTTGGCAGAGGTTAAATCCTGGATCGAGCATCAAGCTTACTACCTAACCGAAGCTACTGTAGAATTGGCCAAGGAAAGAGGTAAGTGTGTGCACAGTGATAAGACAAGATACGGACAAGGAATTTTTCCTTGGGAATTACGTGCCCAAGGTGTAAATGATCTAGCTAACTTTACTCCTGAACTTGATTGGGAACCTCTACGTGCTGAGATGAAACAGCACGGTGTACGCAACGCTACACTAATGGCTATTGCGCCCGTCGAGAGCTCAAGTGTTGTTATAAACAGCACCAACGGAATTGAGATGCCCATGAGCTTAATCAGTGTTAAGGAAAGTAAAGCAGGATCATTTACACAGGTAGTTCCTGAGTATCACAGATTGAAAAACAAATATCAGCTAATGTGGGATCAAACAGACTGTGTTGGTTATCTAAAAACAGCCGCAGTTCTAGCAGCCTATGTGGATCAAAGTATCAGTACAAATACTTTTTACAATCCTGCGCACTGGGCAGACCGCAAAGTACCTACTACACTAATTGCTAAGAATTTAATGCAAGCTCATTATTGGGGTATTAAAACGTTTTACTATAGTTTGATTAATAAAACAGGTTCTAAATCACAAGACGATCTCGGTGAACCTAAGATGAATGGTTTCCATGAAATGGATCTAGATCTGTTAGACGATGCTGATTGTGAATCCTGCAAGTTATGAGTTATGAATTTATAAAAGGATTCATTGCTGAAGGTCGCAATGAAAAATTAAGTATTAAACCTTTGCCTTATAAAAAGGATGAACTTAGTCCTAGCATAAGTGAAAACACACTTAACTATCATTACGAAAAGTTAGCTAAGACTTATGCCGAACGATATAATAAAGGTGAGGGCGATCCTGTGTTTAATGAAGCAGGTGTTTTCCTACACAATATATTGTTTCAACAGTATCAAAGTCCTAATAGTAAAAATAAACCAGAAGGTGCTATAGAAGAATTTATAAACAAACACTATAAATCCTTTGATAAGTTTAAAGAAGAATTTGAAAAAACGGCTATGGGTATACAAGGCAGCGGTTGGGTATATCTTAGTAAAAGTGGTAAAATAAAAACAATAACAAATCACGAAGTAAAAAAAGACATTGTTCTATTGATCGACTGGTGGGAGCATTCTTGGGCTCTGGATTACCAAGCTGATAAAAAGAAGTATTTAGAAAATCAATGGAAAATAATTAATTGGAATCATATAAATGAGCAAAGCACAGTATAATTTAAACACAAAGACAGACTACCTAAGTCGTAAAATGTTTTTGGACCCAGAAGGTCCAGTTACAATTCAACGATTTGAAGAAGTCAAGTATCCTAAGATACAAAAAATAGAACAAACAGCACGTGGTTTCTTTTGGGTGCCAGAAGAAATTAGTCTAACTAAAGATGCCGGAGATTTTAAAGAAGCCAGCGATGCGGTTAAACATATCTTTACTAGTAATTTATTACGTCAAACTGCCTTAGACAGTTTACAAGGCCGTGGCCCGGCACAAGTGTTTACTCCTTGTGTAAGTTTGCCTGAACTAGAAGCACTTATGTACAACTGGAGTTTCTTTGAAACTAATATTCACAGTCGTAGTTACAGTCACATTATCCGCAACATCTATAATGTGCCTAAGGAAGTGTTTAACACTATTCATGACACACAAGAAATTATTGACATGGCCAGTAGTGTAGGCAAGTATTATGATTTATTACATAGACTAAACTGTCGTAAAGAATTAAATGAAGCTAATGTAACTGACATCGAACATGTCAAAGCAATCTGGTTAGCACTCAATGCCAGTTATGCTTTAGAGGCATTCCGCTTTATGGTTAGTTTTGCTACAAGTTTAGCCATGGTAGAGAATAAAATCTTTATTGGTAATGGCAACATTATCAGTTTGATTCTACAAGATGAATTGCTCCATAAAGAATGGACAGCCATGCTAATTAACAACGTGGTCAAAGAAGATGAAAGATTCGCTCGTGCTAAAATCGAATGTGAAATCGAAGTATACACTATGTATGAAGATGTTATTCGTGAAGAAAAAGCATGGGCCGACTATCTTTTTAAGAAAGGTCCTGTTATTGGTTTGAATGCTAATATCTTAAAAGATTTTGTAGACTACACAGCAGTAGGCGCATTGAAGGAAATCGGAATCAAGTATCAACACGCTGCTCCAAAGACTACACCAATTCCTTGGTTTAACAAACACAGCGATACTAGTAAGAAACAAACTGCCTTACAAGAGAATGAGTCGACTAATTATGTTATAGGCGTAATGAGTGACGCTATTGATTATGAGGAGTTGCCAACATTATGAAAGCAGTAGTATGGAGTAAGTACAATTGTCCATTTTGTGACCAGGCCAAAGCTTTATTAGCACATAAAGGTATTGAGGTCGAAGAGCGTAAAATTGGAGATGGATACACTAAAGAAGATTTATTAGAAGCAGTGCCCACAGCAAGAACAGTACCACAGATTTTTTTAGATGAAAAATTAATTGGTGGATTTACAGAACTTAAACAATATTTGAAAGGTTAATATGTTATTAGAAAAACTAAGTTATAGTGAAAACGATATCGTCACACTAAAATTGATCTCAGGTGAAGAAGTAATAGGCAAATTTATTAGCGAAGACAGTCAAGCAGTTACATTAGATAAACCGCTGACTTTGGCTATGAGTCAGAAAGGTGTAGGTATGGTTCCTTTATTAATGACGGTTAATCCTGATAATAAATTAAAAATTAATAAACAAGCTATCACCATAATGGTACACTCGGACGAAGATATAGGCAAGCAATATACATTTCAAGTAACTGGAATTCAACCAGTAAGTACATCAGACTTTATGAGATGACACACAAGTTTGTTTTAATGATCAACGGGGAACTTCAAATCTTTGAACGGTTTGAAGATATCCCTGAAGATTTTGATCATGTGATAGAATTTGTTCCAGAAATACCAGATGGCCCTCATACACACGAACAGCACGAAGAAATAGACAAGTGGCACCATAGGTTACAAGAATTAATTGCCAAGGAAAATAAAAAATATGGCAACAGCTAGTCCATCTATTTTACCTGCTATTAATCATAATACAAATTTTTCAGTAACTGTTACATTGGTTCCTGACCTTATGGAAATTATTACCGATGTAAGCGGTGCCTTAGTTGGAGATCCAAGTGAACCAATAACTGTTACGGCATCGGGAACTATTGTTACTATTAGTGGTAAGCATCAAAATTTATTTAAAGATGTTTTTACATTTACTCCTACAGATACAAGTGATAAAACAGCTACACCTACAAGTGTGGAAGGTATAGGAGCAGTTCCTGATAAGCAAAATTTATTTGGTTTAGCACAGGATCAAAGACAATCAGTTATAAGAACTTACGCTATCAATTACAGCGGAGGTAGTGTAACAGTTACACAAGAAGTACTTAATCCGTTAGAAGTTATTCTTGCTTTTATGAAAGATTATAATTATAACGATTATAAGAATAAGGAAAAAGGAGTTTAGTATGCCAGCAGTGACTAGAATTGGCGATGCGGACGTAGCACATTGTTCAGGGATGGCCAGAGCAGCAGGATCGCCTAATGTTTTTGCTAATAACAAACCTATTAGTAGACAAGGTGATGTTAATACAGTTCACAAATTGCCAGGAAGTCCTTGCCCGGCGCATAGTGCGCCAATAGCAGCCGGCAGTGGTACAGTCAAAGTAAACAATAAAGGCTGTGGTCGAGTTGGTGACGGACTTTCAGGTTGTACATCAGTCGCTGCCGGATCCCCAAACGTATTTGCTGGTGGTTGACTTATTCTTTAAGAGTGCTACAATATAAGCATGGAAAAAATTATACTTACAGACGCAGATGGAGTTATCCTCGATTGGGAATGGGCATTTCATGTCTGGATGTCCGAACGTGGTTACATTACCAAACCAAATGGAAAACATAGTTATTACTTACACGACCAGTACGAAGATTTAGATCAATACGAAGCTAAAAAATTGATTAGAATATTCAATGAAAGTGCAGCAATTGGCTTTCTTCCTAGTCTAAGAGATGCTACATATTATGTAAAACGTTTACATGAAGAACACGGATTTAAGTTTCATTGTATAACTAGTCTGAGTAATGATACAAATGCTCAAAAACTTAGGGAAATGAATATTAAAAAAATATTTGGTTCTACAGCATTTGAAAGATTTGTATTTCTAGATACTGGCGCAGACAAAGACGACGCACTAAGTTATTATGAACGCACTGGATTATACTGGATCGAAGACAAACCAGCAAATGCTGATGTCGGACATGCTCTTGGACTTAAAAGTATTTTAGTAGAACATGGACACAATATGGAACATGAATGTCCGTATCCTGTAGTCAAAAATTGGAAACAGATTTATAACATCATAACCGAAGGAGAAAACGATGAGTAAATATCAAGAACTAGTAGCACTTGTAGAATCAATGGAAAATGATTTTGAAAAGTTTTACGACAAAGGCGTAGGCAGTGCCGGAACTCGCGTTCGTAAAGGCTTACAAGACATTGCTAAATTCTGTAAAGAAACACGTAATGATGTAACAGCAGTAAAGAACGCTAGAAAAGAAGCCAAATAACTCGCTAAATATTTAGAGAGGTTAAATTATGGCATACAGCAATAAAGTAATTGATCATTATGAAAATCCTAGAAATGTAGGTAAATTTGAAATCGACGACACAATTGGCACTGGCATGGTGGGTGCTCCTGCCTGTGGTGATGTTATGAAACTACAGATAAAGGTTGACAATGATACAGGTATTATTACAGATGCAAAATTTAAAACGTATGGCTGTGGATCGGCTATCGCGAGTTCGAGCCTTGTCACAGAGTGGCTCAAAGGAAAAACTCTCGACGAAGCAGGAACAATCAAAAACTCCAGCATCGCCGAAGAACTAGCTTTACCTCCTGTTAAGATACACTGTAGTATTTTAGCAGAAGACGCAATTAAAGCAGCACTAGCAGATTACAAATCTAAACATGATTACGATAACAGAAACAGCAGCCAAGAAAGTCAAGCAACAAATTGAACGTAGGGGCAAAGGTCTAGGCATCATGGTAGGTGTAAGAACCACCGGGTGCTCTGGCCTTGCTTATAAATTAGAATATATAGACACTCCAAACACAGAGCAAATTAAGTACGAAAGCAACGGTGTTAACATCTTTGTAAATCCAAAAGATTTGCCATATATAGATGGTATGATTATGGATTGGCGTCGTCAAGGCCTTAATGAAGGTTTTGATTTTATTAACAACAAAGAAAAGGACCGTTGCGGATGTGGTGAATCATTCAGAATCTAATATGTGGACTAGAGAAGATACCAAAAATTGGTTATTTCAACTTGAACACAGACTAGAGGATTTTGAATACTACTTACAACAAACCGAAACGTGGTGCGAATACCACGGTATTATCAATGACGCACAGTTGTTTATGTGCTACACAATGACCATAGTTTGGGTCAACTATATGAGAGGCGAAAAGCTTACCAAAAGAGAATTGTTTGAAATTTTAGGGTTCGATCAACCAGACTATTCAGATGATTTGTATGAATTGGGTGAAGAATTTCAAAATCTGGATCACGAAAATCTGCTGTACAAAGTATGTCGAAATTTTGCAGAAGACTAGACAAAAACCAAAATCTCTAGTATAATACATTTTTTGATTATTTAGGAGTTCATTTTGACTATGCATCTTGAAGGCCCTTGGCTAACTACTACAGGCAAACGTAAAGGCAAAAAGAAATTTCGAAATTCCGAAGAAGCACGTAAGGCAAAAGAATTGGAAGAAAACTGGAAAGACTTACAAAAGAAGTGGGGTATCGAGGCTGAAAAGAAAAAGGCCAAACGTGCCATGTCTGCTTCGATTTATGTCGCTCCAAAATCTGTTTATAGAGGCTCAGAACTTCCAAAAGTTCCTAGCTTACCTTTTACTGGAGGACCATGTACTAAACCCGAACAAAAGGTTTATACAGGCACAAAAGTTAAAGGAATTGGTACTATGCACAAGTCTAATGCTGTTCCTATCTTTAGTGATGAGGAAGCAATAGACATTAGCAAAATGCGTAGATAATGATTCTACGCACTTTGATAACTACTTAACGTTTTGAATTTTTTCAAACCACAGCAGTTTTTAATATTTTTTGGATTGCTGGTGTGTAGTGATACACATTAATATAATAGGAGGATTTAACTATGGAAAAATATCTAAGAATCGGTATGCTCGTGCTGGGTGTATTCTTAGTAGGATCAGCAATACAGGCTATTACTAAAAATCGTATAGCTTACTATCAAAAAGTCGAATTGGCCACGCAAGAAAAAGTTGCTGCCAAAAATCGAGAACTAGTAGCTCTTAAAGACAGAGAGCGTCAACTAGAATGTCTGGCTCGAAACATTTATTTCGAATCCGGATCTGAGTCGTTTGAAGGAAAAGTGGCTGTAGCTCAGGTTACTTTGAATAGATCAAAGCATCCAAGATTCCCAAACGATATCTGTCAAGTAGTTTATCAAAAGTCTATCTTTATGGAGAAGGTAGTATGCCAATTTAGTTGGTATTGTGAAAACGGTGGCAGACCAAAAATCAAGCATCCAGAACTTTACAAAGAAAGTTATGAAGTTGCTAAAAAGGTTCTTTTAGAAAATTTTAGATTAAGTTCGATGAAAGATGCTATGTACTTCCACGCTGTTTACGTCAGTCCCAATTGGGGCAAAGAAAGAATTGGCGTAATTGGTAATCATGTTTTTTATAGGGATCGAAATGTCAACATTTAATAGATGGTACGAACACGCCAAAGTTATTGTAATAGCAGTCAGTATGAGTTTAACAGATAGACTTCCTAGTGTAGATTTGGTTCTACTTACTTGGGGAGCGTTATCACTACTGTTCTTGAAGGCAGTAATTGTTAAAGACATGCTTAATGTGGCAACTATTGGTTTTGGTTTTATTGTTCAAAGCGTTTTGATGATGCTTATATTCTTTAAATAACCAAAACTATTGACATTGAGTAGCCTCTACAGTATAATTGGTACTGTAGAGGTTTTATTTTATACACACACTTTGAAAGGCAAATATGAAAAAGGCTCTTGTAGTTATTTCTTTAACAACTGTTCTTACCGCATGTTCTACTACTAGTATGGAACCTCTGCGTACAGAAAATGTAACTAAACGTGAAGTTCCTAGCTGGTATCTTGAACACTCCGACGTAGGCTCAGAAAGTAAGGGCGGTTGGAAGTTTTGGGATAAAGAAGGTTACTTGTACGCTGTAGCCGAAGATGTCAGTCCTAGCATGGAAATGGCATTGAAAAAAGCTACACTAAAAGCCAAAGCTAAAGTACTGGATCGTATCACTGGTGAAATGAATAACCGGACTACTATGATTTACAATGAAGAAGGTGGTCCAGAGAAACTAGAAGCATTTCAACAAGGTCAAGATGTATTTGTTAATCTTATTTCCGAAAGTGTACTACGTACCTACGCTGTAGATAAGAAAATGATTGTATTCAATCCAGAAACTGCTCACTATCGTGCCTTTGTACTAATGAAGATTACAAAGAAAGATGTGGAGAACATGGCTAAAGAGTTTGATTCTAGAGTAGAACGTACAGAACGTAAACATGCCGGCAAAGATGTTAACGAAGTTGCTGGTGAACTTTTAAATCAAACTAAAAGTCGTAACAAATGATTAGATACTTACTAATCGGTAGTATGGTCCTTTCGGGCTGTACTACCTATACTCCACGTGCTAGTATTCCTGATCAATACTGCGACCTTAAATCTGAAAGTGTTACTATTAAAGATAAAAAAGGCCGAGTAGTAGATGGCAATACCGTAGAAGTGATGAAATGTAACGACAACAAAGTTGAACGACTATTTCATGCGCAAAGTGGTATAGCACAAGATTGTGGTGAATACAAATATTTTATTACTTTGAATAATCGACCTGTAGAAAGACGAGGATATGCCTGTAAAAAATATGATGGTACTTGGGAAGTTGTTCCTCATCCTAGTATGTACCAATAGTTTTGCTCAAAGTTTCGAAAGTCCAATTAACAACAAGTGGTTGCCTAACGATAGTGCCTTTAATGTAGCGATTAATCTAACTAGATATTTTGGCACTCAGTTAAAACCACAGGATCGTGAATTACACAGGCATGCGGTTTATCATGCTCTAAATAATTTAGAAAATGGTGAAGCAGTAGAATGGTTCAATGATCGAACTGACGCACAAGGTAAAGCAAGGATAGTTATGACTACTCCTGCCAATGGTGGTTATTGTAGAAGAATTCATAGTTGGGTAAGATTAGGCGCAGATGAACGTGCTTTTGAAGACACAGCCTGCTATAATGTTACTACAAAAACTTGGAATTTTCACAAATAAATATATCTTATGAAAGTAACATTAGCCGATAAAAGCATAGCATGGCTCGCTTTAATAAGCGGGCTTTCCATTTCTGCTGTAGCAGTTTATTATTCAGTCGCCGGATTGATTAGTATTTTTGCCGCCGCAGCTATTCCTATTGCTGTAATGGGAATAGTATTAGAACTAAGCAAATTAGTTGCCACTGTTTGGCTAAAACAAAATTGGTTTATCGCTCCCAAGCTGATAAAATCGTACTTGTTGATTGCCGTAGCTATTCTAATGTTAATTACTAGTATGGGTATTTTTGGCTACTTGTCCAAGGCACATTTGGATCAAGCAGTACCAACAGGTGATGTTGCTGCCCAAGTGTCATTGTTAGACGAAAAGATCAAAACTGAACGTGACAACATTGATGCGGCCAAAAAAGCATTAACACAAATGGACGCACAAGTTGATCAAATGCTTGGGCGTTCAGACACAGAGCGCGGCGCAGAACGTGCTGTACAGATTCGTAAAAATCAAGCTAAAGAACGTGCTAGTCTACAAGCAGACATAGCCAAAAGTCAAAAAGCCATTGCGGCACTTAATCAAGAACGTGCGCCCATTGCTGCCGAACTGCGCAAAGTAGAAGCAGAAGTAGGTCCGATTAAATACATCGCAGCTTTACTATATGGCGACAATCCAGATCAAAATGTTTTAGAACGTGCTGTACGTTGGGTTATAATTTTAATTGTTATAATTTTTGATCCTCTTGCCGTTGTACTGTTATTGGCCAGCCAATATAGTTTCCAGTACTTCAGGAAACAAAAGGAAGAAGAAAATGACAATGCTAGTGCCGCACATAATGATGTACCTGTGGTGGGAGATGACAGTGGAGCCATTCCTGTGGTGGCTACCGGAGATCCCCAAGAAGTAATAACACACTGTCCTAACTGTGGTACAAAGGTCATGGATGCTCCAGGCATCGGTGAGTTCTGTCCTAACAAGGAATGTGACATTGTTGATAACTTGTATGGCAATATTGATCCTGAAACAGAGGCATTTTTTAAACGCCTAAGAGTAGTTGCTAAATTACAAGATATTGAAGATGAACAAGCTGACATCGAAGAAGCTAATCGTTTAATAGCAGAAATTCCCAAAGACGAAGATACCGAAGAAGAAATGGCCAGTGATTTAGTTGAACTATCACAAGCTAATGAAGATGATCCTAATGTAGATGGGCCAATGGAACGTACAGTCTTTGAACCAAAAGAAAGACCATATCCGTTTCCCATGGAGCGTCCATTAGAAGGCCAAGCTAAATTAGAACAAGATATCATCGACAGTATGCCAGTTCTTGAAAATGAAGAAACATGGGCACAACGAGTTATTGATGAATCAGACGATCCAGAAGACACAGATGCCAAGCGTCAGTGGAAGCTGTTAAATCCTCATGATACTATTAAGCGTCAACGTAACTTATATGAAAGAGGATTAATTGATAATCTTCCTTGGGAAACTATTGAGCAGTTCGATGCTGAAAAAGAAGAAGATATCGAAAGACTAGAAATTGAATCTGATCCATTAACACCAGATTATGAACCAGATGACGGTCCGTTAACTGACGATCAACTAAATCAAATTAACGAACAAGTCGAAGATTCTAAAAAAAAAGAGCTACATAATGAAACAACAGAATCTTCAGATCAAAAAGAAAAGGTAGTTTACGTTCAGAATAGCGAACAAGGATCTGACTCTATTTGGAAAAAGATTCAAGAAAGAAAAAGCTAATTATAAGTATGACTTTAGGAAAAATTAATCTAATTACTCCACCGGACAAATTATATAACTCAAATGTTTCTTATTTGCTAGTTAAACCGTCTACAAAAACCAAAGTTCAATTTCAAAATATGTTAACTGATTTGGAAGAAGATGTTAATGTCTATGTGTATGACGATTCTGAAAATGATGTTGATTGGTTACTTGGAGTAGCACAAATTGTAGATTTTGTAGTCATTGATATCGACAATTGTGATCCTCTTACAAAATTATTTGTAGCATTATTGTTAACACAACCAAATGCTCACTATATCACAACTGACGAAATTACTCCATACAAGTTAATAAGCAGAAATAGAATTTATAACTTTGATTGGATCAATGAAGTGTTAAATAACACAGACGATGATGATAAAACAGAGGAATAATGCTTAGTTCTTTTTTGTGGTGGTATGTTTGTTGTACACTGGCAACACTTAGTGTTTCTATCTACTTTCACAGAGGCATAACTCATCGATCACTAACTCTACATCCTGCGGTCGAACATGTTTTTAGATTATTGATTTGGTTGTTGTTAGGAATGAATCCGTGGGTGTGGGCAGCAGTACATCGATGGCATCATCAAAATTCCGATAAAGAAAATGATATACATAGTCCTAAACAAAAAGGATTTTGGAATTTAATGGTACACGGATACGAAGCAGATATCTTAGAAAAATTAAAAAAAGATAACAATTTTTTTGTAAAGTACGGACAAGGTGCTCCGGATGATTGGATAGAAAGAAATGTTTATAGATCTCTACCCAATACTGGACTATATATTATGCTTGTTATAGATACACTGATATGCGGTGTATGGGGACCATGGGTCTGGTTAGGACACTTTGTGTGGAGAGAATTTATTAATAAAGTTATTGCTGGTGTTGGTCATCAAATTGGTTACAGAAATTATAATACAGATGATCAAAGTAAAAATAATTTTCCTATAGGTATCTTTATTCTAGGAGAAGAACTTCATAATAATCATCATCAAAATGCTAGTAGTCCTAATTTTAGCAGAAAATGGTTTGAAATAGATCCAGCTTGGTATGTTATTAAAATTTTGTGTTGGTGTAATCTTTGTAAATTAAATTACGCACCAGAGTACTATAAGGATAAACAATGAGTAGAAAAGGAACAGTAGTGGTAGTAAGAGACGGCGAGGACGTAAATCGAGCTCTTAGAAAACTCAAGAATAAAGTCGAAGAAGGCGGAGCACTTAAGGCCCTCCAAAAAAAAGAACATTACGAAAAACCAACTACAGCACGTAAGCGCAAAAAAGCAGCCGGTAAAGCTCGCTTCTTAAAAAAGTTAGAAAAAGAACAATTGCCAAAAAAGTTGTTTTAATTTCGTATCTGTATTATAATAACAATTTAGAAAGAGTATATGCTATCTGATATAATGATAGATTTAGAAACATTAGCCACCTCTCCAAACGCAGCAGTGCTTACTATTGGAGCAGTAAAATTTGATCCTTTTAACAACGACATAGACAATTCGACTTGTGAAAAATTATATATTCGAGTTGACCTTGACAGTTGTGATGAACTAGGATTAGAAGTAAATGACGACACTATAGCGTGGTGGGCACAGCAGAGTAAAGAAGCACAAGAAGAAGCATTTAGTCCAGAAGGACGAATTCATATTAGAGAAGCATTTAATCAACTGTACAAATTTTGTTGGGGAGCTAAACGTGTTTGGAGTCATGGTGCCAGTTTTGATACTGTTATTTGTGAAAACATTTTTAGAAAACTTAATAAGGCTTGCCCATGGAAGTTCTGGGAAGTACGCTGTACCCGTACACTTTTTGATATAGGTATCGATCCACAGCGTCCTCCAGTGCTAAAGCACCATGCTTTAGAAGATGCTTGGAATCAAACTGTGGGTGTTCAAAACGTTTTCCAGCGTTTACGTAGCAGCACACAGTTTAATGGAAAATTAATTTCGCCTTTTGCGAATCAGAAATAAATAAAATTGTACAGCGCCGTAAGGGCTATACAAAGGACACGAGTCCAAAATATCTTGCTTAACATAAGGAGAGAACAATGAGCAAAATCATCGGTATCGATTTGGGTACAACAAATAGCTGTGTAGCAGTAGTAGAAAATGGCACAGCAAAAGTTATCGAAAATTCAGAAGGCGCACGTACTACACCAAGTACTGTAGCTTACACAGAAAATGAAATTTTAGTTGGTGCTCCAGCTAAACGTCAAGCAGTAACTAATCCTAAGAACACAATCTACGCAGCCAAGCGTTTCATTGGACGTAAGTTTCAAGAAAGCCAAAATCATCTTATGCCTTATGAAGTTATTAAGGCCAGTAACGGTGATGCTTGGATCAAAGCATTAGATAAAGAATTAGCACCTCCACAAATTTCAGCAGAAGTTCTTCGTAAAATGAAGAAGACCGCAGAGGACTATTTGGGCCATGAAGTTACCCAAGCAGTTATCACCGTGCCTGCGTACTTTAACGACAGTCAACGCCAAGCAACCAAAGACGCTGGTAAGATTGCTGGCTTAGAAGTTCTGCGTATTATCAACGAACCAACAGCAGCAGCATTAGCTTACGGAGTTGATAAAGAAAGTAAAAAGGATCGTAAAGTTGCTGTTTATGATTTAGGTGGTGGTACATTTGATGTTAGTATTATCGAAATTGCTAATGTAGATGGCGACAAACAAATCGAAGTTCTTTCTACTAATGGTGATACATCTTTAGGTGGCGAGGATTTTGATAATCGTATTATTGATTATCTTGTTGCCGAATTTAAGAAAGAGTCGGGTGTTGATCTTAGCAAAGACGTTATGGCATTACAACGTCTAAAAGAAGCAGCAGAAAAAACTAAGATAGAATTAAGTAATAGTACACAAACTGATGTCAACTTGCCTTACATTACTGCCGATGCTACAGGTCCTAAACATCTTAATGTAAAAATTACTCGCGCTAAATTAGAAAGTCTTGTAGACGATTTAATTCAGCGTAGTCTTGCTCCTTGCCGTCAGGCAATTAAAGATGCTAATGTCAGTGCCAGTGACATCGATGAAGTTATCCTTGTTGGTGGACAGACTCGTATGCCTAAAGTACAAGAAGAAGTTGAAAAGCTTTTTGGAAAGGCTCCACGTCGCGATGTTAATCCAGACGAAGCAGTGGCAGTAGGTGCTGCTGTTCAAGGTGCTGTATTAGGCGGTGATCGTAAAGACGTTCTATTGTTAGATGTTACTCCACTAAGTCTTGGTATCGAAACAATGGGCGGTATCTTTACTAAACTTATTAATAAGAACACTACTATTCCTACAAAGCATAGTCAGGTATTTTCTACTGCTGAAGATAATCAACCTGCTGTTACTATCAAAGTTGCTCAAGGCGAAAGAGAAATGTTTGCCTACAATAAATCACTAGGCGAATTTAATCTAGAAGGCATCGCTCCGGCACGTAGAGGTCAACCACAAATCGAAGTTACTTTAGATATAGATGCTAACGGCATTATGCATGTTAGTGCTAAAGATAAGAACACTGGTAAAGAAAATAAAATTACTATTAAATCTAACAGTGGATTAACTGACGACGAAATTCAACAAATGGTTAAAGATGCCGAACTAAATGCCGAGTCAGATAAAAAACAAAAAGAAATCATCGAGACACGTAATCAAGCCGATGGTCTGGTTCACTCAATTAAAAATGATCTAAAAGAAGTCGAAGACAAATTAACTGAGGAACAAAAAACCTCAATTAATCAAGCTATAGCAGATGTAGAAACTGCTATGGTTGGTGATGACAAAGAAGTTATCACCGAAAAGTTGAATAACTTGTTTACAGCAAGTCAAGTTATTCAACAGGCAAAGTCCGCAGCTTCTAATGAATCCGGAGATGCTACTACAGTAGATGCGGAATTTAAAGAAGTTAAGGATCCAGCCTAATAGTGTGTAACGCTCTGGGTTACACATTTATTCTTGCTTAATAAAGGAGAAAATTATGACATATAGACCAATCCGAGATAGGATATTAGTAAAACCTGAAGATAAAGATAACGTTACTGCTTCCGGTATTTTTATTCCAGATAACGCAGCTGAAAAACCACTAAAGGGTAAAGTTCTAGCTGTAGGAACTGGTAAGGTAACCGAAGATGGAAATATTGTTCCATTGGTTATTAAAGAAGGCGACACAGTATTATTTGGCAAGTTTGCCGGACAAACTGTAAAAATCAATGATGTCGAACATCTTATTATGAAAGAAGATGACATCATGGCTATTGTACAATAAGGAGACAGACATGAACGCAAAAATCGTAACGTTCGGCGACGACAGCAGAACAAAACTCGTAGAAGGTGTTAATATACTTGCTAACGCAGTTAAAACTACTCTTGGTCCTAAAGGACGAAATGTAGTAATTGAAAAACCATTTGGATCTCCTGTGATAACCAAAGACGGTGTAACAGTGGCCAAAGAAATTATGTTAGAAGATAAACTTCAAAACATGGGTGCGCAAATGGTCAAAGAAGTAGCAGCTAAAACAGCAGACAAAGCAGGTGATGGCACTACTACAGCTACCGTATTGGCACAAAGTATCGTTCGTGAAGGAATGAAATTTGTAGCCGCAGGTATGAATCCAATGGACCTTAAAAGAGGCATCGATAAAGCGGTAGCAGCAGCAGTTGAAGAACTGTCTACTATTAGCAAACCTTGTACTACACAAAAAGAAATTCAACAAGTAGGTAGCATCAGTGCTAACAGTGATGAAAGTATTGGTAAGCTGATTAGCGATGCCATGCAGCGTGTAGGTAAAGACGGTGTCATTACTGTAGAAGATGGCAAAGGTCTTCAAGACGAGTTGGATGTAGTAGAAGGCATGCAATTTGACAGAGGTTATCTAAGTCCATTCTTTGTTAATGTTCCTGAAAAACAATCAGTGGTATTACAAGATCCTTACATCTTATTAACAGATAAGAAAATTTCAAATGTAAGAGATTTACTTCCTGCTTTGGAAATTGTAGCTAAACAAGGCAAGTCATTGTTAATAATAGCCGAAGAAGTCGAAGGCGAAGCACTGGCTACTTTGGTAGTTAATACCATGCGAGGCATCATTAAGAGTTGCGCTGTTAAGGCACCCGGCTTTGGTGATCGTCGTAAAGCTATGTTAGAAGACATTGCTATTCTTACATCAGGAACAGTGATTACCGAAGAACTAGGTTATAACTTAGAAAAAGTTTCAATCGAACATCTTGGTCGTGCTGCTCGTATTGAGATAGGCAAAGAAGCTACAATCATTATCGACGGTGTAGGCGATAAGGATAAAATCAATGAACGAGTAACGGCCTTACAAGTTCAAATGGAAGATACTACTAGCGATTATGACAAAGATAAAATTGCTGAACGTATTGCTAAGTTAGCTGGCGGTGTGGCTGTTATCAAAGTAGGAGCAGCTACTGAAACCGAAATGAAGGAAAAGAAGGATCGTGTAGATGATGCTCTACATGCTACTCGTGCTGCTGTAGAAGATGGTATTGTTGTTGGCGGTGGCGTAGCGTTAGTTCGTGCTCGTAAAGCTTTGGACAACGTTCACGGTAACAACACTGATCAAGAAGCAGGCATTAAAATTGTATGGCGTGCTCTTGAAGAACCAATTCGCACAATTACATCAAACGCAGGTGAAAGTGCTGATGTAGTAGTTTCTAAAGTGTTAGAAGGTAACGGTAATTTTGGTTACAATGCTGCTACAGGTGTATACGGCGATATGGTTGAGATGGGTATTATCGATCCAACTAAAGTTACAAAAACTGCTTTAATAAATGCTGCTAGTATTGCTGGTCTGTTATTGACCACAGACTGCGCAATTAACGAAGTACCAAAAGAAGAAAAATCATCAGACCCTAATATGGGAATGATGTAAATTATAGTTGTATAAATATTTGTGCGGTGCCCGGGTGGGGCCGCACAAATAATTCTTGCTTAATATAAGGAGAAAAATATTATGACACAATTATCACGCCTTGATACAACTGCTCTCAACAGAGCATTAGTTGGTTTCGACAGACTATTTGATACATTCGAAACTAGATTTGCTAATCAACTAACATCAAACTATCCTCCACATAACATAATTAAAACAGACGATACTCATTACCAAATTGAAATCGCTGTAGCTGGTTTTAACAAGAACGAAATTCATGTTGAAATCGAACAAGAAATGTTAACCGTGAGAGGGGAATCCGATAGCTCTACTGAGTCAAGTACACATCAATACTTACATAGAGGTTTAAGCAGCCGTAGCTTTGTACGTAGTTGGCAACTTGCCGAACATATGAAAGTAAACGGAGCCGAAATTAAAGATGGTATACTATCTATTAGTTTAGAATATGTTATTCCAGAAGAAAAGAAGGCTCGTGTAATTGACATTGTAGAAGTTAAGTAATATAATATAGGGGAAGGTTACTTCCCCTATTAACTACTCGGAGACAAAAATGACAGTAGAGTCAGATATTCAAATTGACGAAAAAGTAAAACAGACAGCCCAAGAACCTAAACATTGGAAAGTAATCTTGTTAAATGATGATTACACTCCTATGGATTTTGTAATTCAGGTTCTTCAAGAAATTTTTAAACATAGCCAAGACACAGCTACAAATATTACTATGCAGATACATAATGAAGGAAGTGGAATAGCTGGTGTATACAGTTTCGAAATAGCAGAAGTAAAAGCTGTAGAGGCCACAACTTTAGCAAGATCAAATGGATTTCCTCTTCAAGTTAAAATGGAGGAAGAATGAGTCTTAGAGAAATAACCAAAGATTTACACACAGACGCAGAACGAACTGTTTTTGCTAAAAAACTAGTTACAGGATCTTTGACAACAGAAGAATATGCGAACTATCTTTGGCAAATGGTTCTTGTTTATAACGGCATTGAAGTAGCTGCCAACAGTCAAGGTATGCTTAAAAACTTGCCTGATATCGAACGAGCCCATAAAATTTATCAAGACTGTATTGAACTTGTAGGACCTAATCATAATTTAAAATGGTTACCTGATACTATCAGTTATTATCAGTATCTACTTGCTCTTAATTACAATTCGGAACGCAAGCACCTTGTGAAAGCTCATTTGTATTGTCGTCATATGGGAGATTTATTTGGTGGTCAAATTATTGCTAAAAAATGTCCTGGTCAAGGTCGTTTCTATCAGTTTAAAGATGCCGAAAATTTAAAAACTTCTATTAGAGCAGAATTAACAGATGATTTAGGCGACGAAGCAAGAGTAGCTTTTCAATGGGCCATCAAGATAATGAAAGCTTTGAACACAGATGAGTGATGTTTGGAATACTCTAGTTGATATACAAAAACTATTAGAAAATCAATTTAATGAAACCGGAAGAGAAATATTCGAGCCTGGCATGGATCGCTTTAACCAGCCTGGTTGGGTTAATCGCGTATGGAGTAGCGATCGTTATCGCAGAGCACACATAGATGTAGTCGATGCCAGAGATACAAAAGGTCTGTGGATGATGCACTGTTGTGTATTTCCTCATTTACATAATCCTGCCCCGATTTATGGTTTTGATGTTATAGCAGGTAAACACAAAATTACTGGTTGTTTTCATGATTTTAGTCCCGCAGGAGACGATGAGCATCCATTAATAGATTGGTTCGCCGGGGAAGCAGTAAAACTACAGTGGAACAAGACTAGAAAGTTACCTGACTGGGCAGAGCGTATTTTTACTGGTAGTATGATAGCTGCTGGTAATGTACAAGACCAAGAAGAATTAGATCAAATTTTTAAAATTGCTAATCTTAGTATTAAACATTATTTGAATGCTGTAGCAGAATCTAACTTTACTCATAAAAATACTACACATAATCAAAACTACTATTGCGAAAATCAAAAGAAAAATCCTCACACACCTAAAGTTATGGCCAGTCTTGGCTTAGATGAAGAGGATGTGCGAGTGTTTATACAGGAATGTTTATTTCCAGAAATTAAAGTCTAATCCAACCAAGCCCTTGCGGATTTTTTAAACTTTGAACTCTTACAGTTGGGTTAGCTTGGAATATACCGTTAGCATATCTAATATAAATTGCTACACTAGCCGGTTCTTCATCCTCGTAGCCTATTGTAGCTAAGAAGTTTTGATTAGTTCCCTTAGGATTAGTGTATTGAAGGTCTATCAATTTTAGACCTTTCTTACTTGAAACTGAAGGTACATAGAACACATCTTTAGGCGTAGCATAGAAATAACTTTTATCTCCAATTTTTACAACACTGTGTAGATTCATTTGATCAGCAAGTCCTGACTTGATCTTGTTTACAAAATCGGAACCAATTTTAGTAAACAGTACTGTGCCTAATCTTTTTAGTTCTTGATCTCTATTCCAATATGATTGGAAGTAATCACCAAAGACTCTTTGCCAGTCTTTATTTAGAAACATTTCACTCATTATTGTTTCTTGTGTTTTTTGAACTTTTTTACCTGCGAACTCTATTTCAAAATATCCTTGAGATACATTTTCTTTCAAGGTAGAAACATCTGGATTAGCAGGTGTTGTAGGACTAGTCACTTGAGCTACAGGCTGTTGAGGAACAGCTGGCTCTGTTGATACTGGCTGTTGAACTGGCGGTGGCTGTACCTGAGGTTGTGATTTTTTTGATTTGTCCGCTACCACAGGCATTTCGCCTTCTATGTAAGTAATACTATATTTTGGCTTAGTAGGATAAAAAGGTTTTCCTGGCTGAGCCATTGCTTTTTCTAACACAGATTCAAAACAATGTGTTTTTACATCGTCCCACTCAGCTTTAGCATGTGCTCTGAAAACGTCTGGATCTTCACCTGCTAATCCTAATGCTTTAGCAGTTAGATTAGATAAAGTAGGCGCTCCTGCTTCTTTTATACTAATACCATCTAGCGGGTGATTAACAAATTTAACATCTGCTACACTTGAAAGATTTTGTCCGCCTACCCAAGATAATTCAGTGGGAGGAACATATCCTAATTTTTCAAGTTGATCAAGGATCACTGAGGTAATTTTCTGTCCTACAGGCCCTGCCCACTTTTTAAATTTAGCTTCGTTGAAGCTCTCTGATCCCCGTTTGATATTATTCAAAGTATCTTCGCCCACAGTATACGGACTGTTGGCAAAACTTGTTTCAGGGTTTTCCGGGTCAAAAGTGTCAGGATCGACTCCGCACATAGCAGCTAATAAACCTACTTCGGAGTTAAATTGGGTTTTTTTAGAATCCCCTCCTTCGGTTAGCACTGATTTGAATTCTTTAAATCTCATAGTTTTGTATTTATCTTATAATAAAATGAGGAGACTTTTACTATAAATACTTTTATGAAAACCCTACTAGCCGCCATCTTACTGGCCACTACAGCCTTGGCAGCTAATGCTGAACCAAGAAGCAGACAAGTTAAATTCATGTGTGGCAGTTTCGAAGATGTAGAAGCAACCATGCAGAAATATGGCGAAACAATGGTTTTAGCTACTCAAGCACCCAATGGGCTCACCGTCAATTTGCTTTATGTAAATTTTGAAACTCATACAAGTAGTTGGTTCATACACGATCTGCAAACAGACGAATATTGTATGATGGGTGTAGGCAAGGAGATTTATATTCCCGATGATAGTCCGTTAAAAGAAAACACTACATTTGGAACTAGAGTAATTTATAAGTAAGCCTGGGTTTTCCAGGCTTTTTTTTGGAGTAAAATATGTCATGGTTCTCGCACAAATCTAAACGTTACCCAACACCGCCCTCTCCACCGGAGCCTCATCGCGCTCCACAAAGGTAAACTAAATACTGGATGAGAGCTATAGAAATTTTAAGCGAGCTTGTAACTCGCGCAGACACCACTGATCACCTAATAAAGAGATTAAACTATGCCGCCGACCTGTGTGATCAGATGGGCGATGTTCCTTTATTGGTAAGAGATTTCAGGACCGGACTTAAAAAAGAAACAGTGCTAGCCAAGGTTATTAATCGAACAGAAAAAGAAGGCGCAAGAAGTCCTGGGTATGTAAAAGGGGGTGTTGGTAAGGAAGGTCAAACAGCGATACTAGAAAAACTAGGCATAGAAAATCCTGTGTTTACTAAAATGGATTTACCAGATAGCACATTTGCCTTTCACGGTGATCCACACATATTCATACCTCCTCCAGACAGTAGTGTATACTGGAGTCCTAAAATTGAAGATCTAGGCGGACAACGTCTAGCCGGTGAAAAAAGAGAACTTGGTAAGACTACCGTTGTAGGCTGGATGGCTAAAGAAGCAGACAAGTGGGCAGCAACTTATCAAAATGAAATGCCTACAGAGTTCACACGTAATGAAGTTATATGGGACTGTGAATTTTACTATCTGTTAAACATACAAGAGTTCCTACATCGTTTCAGTGGTAAAGCAAATAAGATGAGTCTAACTGCTGGCAGCGTCGGTAGTAAAAAGATTGATCCTAGTGTGTGGGCAGAACGTGTTCGTTCGTATAGTGATGTTGCTAATTTTCTACGTAAGTATGGTGTAAGCTATGTGCAGTGGTATAAAGATAACGTAGAAGGAAAGAGTCCAGGCGAACGACAATACTTGGATTGTTAAAAGCGAAACCGGACAAAGTTCATTAGTATCAGCTAACGATGAACAAGAAGCAATTTATCAAGCACTGAACAGCCGAGGTGCTACTGGGCAGTATGGCATGTTTCCTAACGGTCGAGAAAGTATCGTCAGCGTTGAAAAGAAATGAAGATTTACGAACTCACAGAATCAGTTGAAGATAGCGAGCTGATCAATAAACTTGCTAATGCCATAGCTAAATGGATGTATCAAAATGAACCAGCAGAACATCCTGTACAAAGTATTGCTAAAATAACTGGCATTAAGGATTCTCCTTTAAGTAAACTAGGTATAACTTTTGATCACTTAGAAAAAGACACTGTAGCAGAATATCATAGAGAACAAGGCGGTAAACCTCTTATCGTTGTCAATTTAGAAGAATGGCAGGAAGGTGATTACGCTAGTATAGCAGAATACATAGCACACGAACTAAGACATGCTCTAGATGATGTTAAGTTTAAGGGCAAACATCATGTAAGTTACTGGGCAGGGCAAGACAAGTATCAGCAGCCTAAAAATAAAGATGAACCTTACTGGAGCAAACCTAGCGAAATAAATGCTAGAGTACAGCAGGCTCTACACAATGTAGATTACATAAAAAGAGATAATCCGGAAGCATCAGTCCAAGAACTATGGCCTGAAATAAAAGATATGCTAGATGAACTCAAACTAACGGAGTATCCAGGATATCAACGAATTGTTAAACGTGTTTTAGCTTACGCTGAAAAAGATTAACGACCTTGGCCTCTGTAGGCCTTGTGTCCGTTACGTTTACTTTTGTTCATAGAACTAGTTTTTACCTTACCACCCTGATTAGTAGTTTTGACTACTGATGTATGTATTTTTGTAGTTGCTGTGGTTTTTACTTTAGCCATTTAATTCCCTTTCAGAATTTTTACAATTAGGACACTGACACTCATTACAGTCGCAGTCGTCTGTCATACAACTATGCCCGCAGTGACGATGACATCCGCACGAGCATTTATTAGGTTTAATGTAAGCCGTATTGTCATCAAAAACGGGTTCCATAACTTCACTCCAAGATAACGTATTTATAATGAGCCAAAATTCTTGACTACCTTCAAAATACCTGTTATAAATATACAAATAAAAGAATTGTTGTAATCCCTTCAAAGTGAAGGCATTCTGGACGCGGGTTCGACCCCCGCCAGGTCCACCATAAAGTATATTACTAAGAGTCCAGGTTCAGAGCGTGGCATAGTATACTTTATAATGGGCCTGACATGGTTTCGACAGGGTGAGATAATAGAGACGGCGCAAAACTATAGATGCAAACGTATCTACATTCAAGTTCTGGCAAAGCCCAGTTAGCATCGCTGCTAACGACGAAGCTTTTGCTTTAGCTGCCTAAAAAACAGCACTTGCGGGGGCGGCGCCCTGTCATCCAATAGCCTAACAGGACCTTCGGGTCCTGTTTTACTAAATACTATTATGTGCTAACATAATATCATGAAACCTAGAATAGCTCTATTCCTGCACCAACCTAGATGTTCAATTCAATGCGCAAATGGAATGATTAAAGCATTTGAAGACAACTACAATCTTAAAGTTTTCACCAAACACGAACTTGAAAATGATTTTTTTGATGATGTAGATATTGTTGCTTTTCCAGGAGGAGAAGGAGATAGTGACAGTTATCGTTATCTGTTGAAACATCATGCTCCAAGAATACGTAGATTTGTAGCTCGCGGCGGCCGTTATCTTGGTATATGTATGGGTGCTTACTGGGCAGGATCGAATTACTTCAATATACTCAATGATGTAGACGCAGTACAATACATTACACAACCTAACACTTGTACTCGTAGACCACACGCCAAGGCCATGCCAGTAACATGGTTCGGTGAACAACTAAAAATGTATTTCTACGATGGCTGCGCTCTAGTCGGAGATTCTACTAAATTTGAAACTGTGGCAACTTACTCAAACAACGATCCTATGGCTATAATTCAAGGACGTATCGGCCTAATTGGTTGTCATCCTGAAGCTGAATATAACTGGTATCAACTACAGTCTTGGATGAAGCGTGAATGGCATGGCGGGCAACACAATCTATTATTACATTTTATCGATTATTTGATGAAAAAAGATTGACTTTGTAACACGCACGTAATCTTTTTGTGTTTAAATATTTGTGTAAGACAGGGTCGTCTTACAATACTCAAATAGGAGACACACAATGCGAAATCTTATCGCAACCGTTTTATTAGCAGTATCCTCTCTAGCATCCGCAGCAGATTTAACCGGAGCAGGTGCTACATTTCCATATCCAATCTATAGCAAATGGGCCGAAGCATACAAAGCCGCAACTGGTATTGGTTTAAATTATCAATCAATTGGTAGTGGTGGCGGCATCCGTCAAATCAAAGCTAAGATTGTAGACTTTGGTGCTAGCGATATGCCACTAAAACAAGATGAATTAGACAAAGAAGGTCTAATGCAATTTCCTGCTATTATAGGCGGTGTTGTACCAGTTATTAACATCGATGGTGTTAGTGCTGGACAACTTAAACTTACCTCAGACGTTATTGCTGATAGCTATATGGGCAAGATTACTAAATGGGATCATCCTAGTATCACAGCAATTAACCCAGGACTTAAATTACCTAACGCAAATATCTCTGTAGTTCACCGCAGTGATGGTTCAGGTACAACCTTTATATGGACCAACTGGTTAAGCAAGACTAATCCGGAATGGGCAGATAAAGTTAAAGATGGTACAGCAGTTAAATGGCCAACCGGTGTAGGCGGTAAAGGCAATGAAGGCGTAAGTGCTGTAGTTCAACAGTTAAAAAATAGTATCGGTTATGTAGAATATGCTTATGCTAAACGCAACAAGATTCCACACGCACAGGTTAAAAATCGTGATGGCAATTTTGTTCAACCTAGTGATGATACATTCAAAGCCGCAGCAGCCAACGCAGACTGGAACAATGCTCCAGGAATGTATTTGTTACTAACAGATCAGAAAGGCAAGGATGCTTGGCCTATTACTGGTGCTAGTTTTATCCTTATGCACAAGCAACAAGCTGACGCACTAACAGGTCGTGCTGTACTTAAATTCTTTGATTGGAGTTACAAGAACGGTGCCAAGATGAGTGAAGATTTAGAATATGTTCACTTGCCGCAGTCAGTTATCAAATTAGTACAAGATAACTGGAAGAAGGATCTTAAAGGTCCAGACAACAATCCAATCTGGAGATAATTAAATGAAAACTTTTAGTAAAATAGCATTAAGCATCGCTTTGGCTTTTAGCGTACCGGCCTATGCAGATGACTACCTAGACACTTTAAAAATCTTAAAGGATAAAGGCATTTTGACACAGACGGAATATGACAGTAAAGTACAAGCGCATGAAGAAAAAGCAGAAAATCGAAAGTTTATCGAACAACGAATTGACAAAGATGTCAGTGACTCAGTCAAATACAGACAAGCCAGAGTCAATGACGGATCAGTCACAGAAAACGGAATTGGACTCAAAAGCAAAGATGGCAACAATACCATCCAACTTACAGGTCGATTACATATGGACTATCGTCAGTACTCCCCGGATTACGGTACAGGTCAAACCACAGATTCGTATCAGAACTTAGCAGAAGTTCGTCGTGCTAGATTCGGTATCCGTGGACAGTTTGCCAAAGACTTCAAATATCAGTTGTTGGCCAACTTTGGTAATGATGCTGGTTCGAGTTCTACTACAACTACAGCGGATGAAATGTGGGTAAACTACGCAGCCAATCCTGAAATGCAATTTCAGTTTGGTCTGTTTAAAATGCCTTTTAGTCTTGAACAGTTGACTAGTTCTAATAATATTGATTTTATGGAGCGTAGTTTAATTGGTAACACTGACGGTGAGTTTATTCCTGCTAAAGAAACTGGCTTTATGTTACATGGTATCCCTAAGCCTGGTTTAACTTATGCTTTAGCATTGAGTCGAGGTCGTGCTAACAAAGATGCTACTAATGACGGCCTTGACTACATCGGTCGTGTAACAACAAACGTTGCTGAACTACAAGGTAGCAAGACCTATGTGTTACACCTAGGAGCAGCATACAGTATAGGCGATATCAAAAGTGGTGTGATACCAGCTAGTGGTAGAACTGAGGCACGAACACAATCAGGTTGGTTCACAGGTTCTGCGTTATCAGGTAACACAACAAGAACACGTCAAGGTCTTGAAGCAGCATTTGCCTACAACGGTCTAAAGGTACAAGGTGAGCAATTCCAATTTAATTATGATCCTACTACAGGTAACGATCAGAAA